AGAAATAATGAGGAAGCGCTTCAACATGGCCGGCGGCGCCATTCCCAAGCGCAGCGACTGGGGCTTGCCGCAAGTCCACGATCAGCTTGCAGTGATGAAGGCAGGCTACACGCAATGGCGCGATTACATCGCTCCTAGGCTAAACGCCAACAAGATGGTTGACGAAACCACTGGGCTTCCGTTCTCACCGCAAAAGCTAGAACTTGCCCTGCGTGATGTGTATGAAAGCATAAGCACGGATGGCATGAACAAACTGAAGCCTGGCGGCCAGTCGTCTGGAAAATCAATTGCCAACCGTCGCCAAGATCATCGCTTCTTGGTATTCAATGACGCAAACACATGGCTGCAGTACCAGGAAAAATTTGGCAACTCCAATGTCTTTGACACGATGATTGCTCACATCGACATGATGGCGCGTGATATCGGCATGATGGAAATCATGGGGCCAAACCCTAAAGCAACTGCGACATTCATCAAGCAGACGCTGACCAAGAAAGCCGGCGGTGATCCGGCAATGGCCAATCGTGCGCGCGGCACATCGAAGACGATCGATGAGCTGTACATGGCAATCACCGGCAACGTAAACGCACCGATCAACTCGTTCTTTGCGGCCACGTTTGCAGGAACCCGCCAGGTTCTGCAATCTGCGCAGCTTGGATCTGCGGCAATCGCTGCAATCACCGACATCAACTTTCAACGCATGGCGCGAAACTTTGCCGGCCTGCCGCAAACCAGGATGCTCGGGCAATATCTCAAATTACTAAATCCGCTGGATGCAAAAGAGAAAGGTGAGTTGGCAATTCGCCTTGGCCTGATCGCTGAAGGTTGGACCAGCATTGCATCTGCGCAGATGCGCTATGTTGGCGACATCTCCGGCCCTGAGGTGACGCGCCGAGTGGCTGACTTCGTGATGCGTGCGTCTTTGCTTTCGCCAATGACGCAAGCAGGGCGCTGGTCTTTCGGCATGGAATTTATGGGAACGCTTGCCGACAGCGTAAGCAAGACGTTTGATGATCTTCCGCCAATGCTCAAAAAGACATTGGAGCGGTATGACATCGGATCTGATCGGTGGGACATGATCCGCGCAACTGATCTGTACAACGAGCAAGGCGCCAAGTTCCTGCGCCCGCTTGATGTGAAGTCTCGCACAGATTTAACGCCACAGATGGCCAACCAGCTCGGCATTCGTCTAATGGAGATGATCAACACAGAAACCAACTTTGCCGTGCCATCTACGTCGGTTCGTGGTCGGGTTGCTTTAACTGGTGACACCAGACCAGGCACGATTGCCGGCGAGCTGACCAGATCTTTTGCAATGTACAAAGGGTTCGGCATTACCCTGCTAAACACGCACCTGATGCGCGGCATGAACCAAGCCGGCGTTAAGGGAAAGGGCGTGTACTTCGCGGATCTGTTGATCTCTGCTACGGTCATGGGTGCCCTAGCAATGCAGCTCAAAGAGATGTCAAAGGGGCGTGACCCTCGGCCTATGGATTCACCTGAGTTTTGGGGCGCTGCATTCTTGCAGGGTGGTGGACTAGGGATCTACGGCGATTTCTTGTTCTCGGACGTAAACAGATTTGGCGGTGGCTTGGCTCAAACGATCGCTGGCCCGGTCGTTGGGTTTGCAAACGATGTGCGCAATCTGACCCTTGGCAACTTGATGGAGGTTGCATCGGGCAAAGACACCAACGCAGCATCTGAGATGGTAAAGTTTGTTCAGCGCTACACTCCTGGCGCATCTCTGTGGTACATGCGTCTTGGGCTTGAGCGTATGCTGTTCGATCGGCTTCAGCTGTATGCAGATCCAAAAGCCTCGCAAAAGTTCCGTTCTGTGCAGAACAAATACAAGAGAGAATATGATCAGGATTATTGGTGGGCGCCAGGAAACCCAACGCCGTCTCGCGCTCCAAATATCAGTTCCGCCTTACCAGGTGGATGACTAGCCTAATAAACCATGCTAATATGCCGGCAAATAGGAGTGTGCGATGACCGTTAGTAGCAGCACCAGTAGAGTACAGTTTAACGGCAATGGCTCGACCACTGTCTTTGCTTACTCGTTCAAGATCTTTGACCAAGATGACCTGACCGTCATCGTGCGCTCGGCCACTGGCGTTGAGACAGTCAAGACGATCACCACCCACTACACTGTGAGTGGTGTCGGCAACGCAGGCGGCGGCAACGTCACCATGCTGACGGCTCCGGCATCTGGTGAGACGCTGACCATTCTGCGTGAGCAGGATCTAGTGCAGGAGCTGGATCTGGTTGAGAACGATCCGTTTCCGGCTCAGTCGCTGGAAGACGCCCTGGACAAGCTGACGTTCATTGTCCAGCAGCATGACGAAGAGCTGGGCCGAGCAATCAAGGCTTCGCGCACAAACACAATCAGCTCGACCGAATTTACTGTGTTGGCTGCTGACCGTGCCAACAAGGTGTTTGCTTTCAACAGCGCCGGCGAGTTGTCGGTTGCCCAGGAGCTTGGCACCTATCGCGGCAACTGGGCAACCAGCACGGCCTTTGCTCAGCGCGACATTGTCAAGGACACGTCAAACTACAACATCTACATCTGCGTGACGGCTCATACCTCCACTGGATCTCAGCCGATCAGCAGCAACGCTGATGTGGCCAAGTGGGCGTTGATTGTTGACGCAGCTTCGGCGGCCACGTCAGAATCTAACGCTGCATCGTCTGCGTCTGCGGCGGCAACCTCGGCCACCAACGCAGCCAACTCTGCCACGGCTGCGGCTGGCTCGGCCAGCTCGGCTTCCTCTTCGGCCTCGACCGCTACGACCCAAGCCAGCAATGCCTCATCGTCTGCATCGGCTGCTGCTACGTCGGCGGCCAACGCGGCCAGCTCTGCCACGGCTGCGGCTGCATCGGCTGCATCTGCTGAAAACCGGGTTGCAAAAACCTCTAACACTGGATCTGCCGTCATTCCGACCGGCACGCAGGCTCAGCGCGATGGCAGCCCGTCTGCGGGCTTCTTCCGCTTCAACTCCGACGCTGCCAAATTTGAGGGCTACAACGGATCGGCGTGGGGTTCTGTTGGCGGCGGGGCCACTGGCGGCGGGGCTGATGAGGTTTTTGTTCAGAACGGACAAACCGTTACGACGAACTACACAATCCCAGCGACCAAGAACGCTATGTCAACTGGCCCAATTATAATTAACTCTGGTGTGACCGTAACGGTTAGCACTGGCGCAAGATATGTGGTGATATAAAATGGCAATTACACTCGACGGAACAACTGGCATTACAGCATCTGATGGACTTGTTTATACAAGAGGCAATATCCTCGGAACAGTTACGCAGTCTGCTGGTGTCCCTACTGGTGCTATTATTGAGAGTGGATCAAATGCCAATGGCGAGTATGTGAAATATGCTGACGGGACAATGATTTGCTGGAATTACGCTCTGACAACACAAGCCTCCTCAACAGCTACTGGAAACATGTTTAGAACTGCTACCGTCTCTACATGGACTTTCCCTGTAACTTTTTTGGTGGACCCCGTAGTAAGTGGTCAAGCAGACGCGACTGGAAGGATTCTGACAATAGATCCCGCATCTACCACAACTGTTGACTTTAGACAGCATTCCGCAAGTAGTTCAGGAACCCTCGTTGGAAACAAACTAACAGCTACTGGACAGTGGTTCTAAAGGAAAAACAAAATGAGCAACATCGCACTTACGCCCAATGCAAGTGGTACGGGAACTTTTACTCTCGCAGCACCAAACAGCAACACCAACCGCACCCTGACGCTGCCTGATGCCGCTGGTGAGATTTACAACCAAGGTAATATCCTTGGCACTGTCAGTCAGTCTGCTGGTGTACCCACTGGGGCTATCATTGATAGCGACTCAAATGTTAATGGCGAGTATGTGAAATATGCTGATGGGACAATGATTTGCTGGAATTACGCTCTGACAACCCAAAGCTCCACAACAGCTACTGGAAGCATGTTTAGAACTACTGCCGTCTCTACATGGACTTTCCCTGTAGCTTTTTTGGTGGCCCCTGTAGTAAGTGGTCAAGCAGAATCAAATATAAGGATTTTGACATTCGATACCCCAACCACCACAACCGTTGACTTTAGACATCATTCCGCAACTACTTCGGCAACCCTAGTTGCAAACAGACTAACAGCTATTGGACAATGGTTCTAAAGGAGAACAAAATGAAAATTACCCTATCCCCACAACGCCGTGATGATACTCTGGAAGTCATTAAGTCTGGTGACATACTAACTATCAATGGCACAGCTTACGACTTCTCTGTAGTCCCTGATGGTGCTACCTTACCAAGAGATGCAGTTGACTGCGCATGGCTTTCCTCAGACGTAGAGCGCATTGATGGTGTCCTACACTTGACCCTGATCCTCCCACATGGCGCAGGTGCATCTTACGCTACTCGTTTCCCACCCCCCCTGCTTGACCCTGCAGATGGCCTTCTGGAGTTGCCCCAATGATTGACCTGTCCAAACTAAAGACCGCCGAACAGAAAGCCGCTGAGGCAGCACAAACCACTAAGGATGCACGTATTGCTGAACTCAAGCAGCTACTGCGGGATACTGACTATGTGGCCCTGTCTGACTATGATAAACATAAGCCAGAGGTGGTTGCCCAGCGTCAAGTATGGCGTGAGGAAGTTCGAGGGTTGGAAGCATGAGCCAGATTAAAGTAGACACGATCACTGATGGTGCAGGTACTGGTGCGCCTGAGTTTCCTAATGGAATACTGGCTGCTGCTGGTGTTCCCTCATACCAATTCGTCAGCGCTGTCCAATTCACAGCAAGTGGGACGTTCAGCAAAGCAACATACCCGTGGTTAAACGCTGTTCGTGTTCGTGTTCAGGCTGGTGGTGGTGGTGGTCGAGGCCCATCTTCAACTACCAATGCTACTGCTGCGGGCGGTGGGGGTGCTGGTGGCTACTCAGAGGAGTTTATCCTAGTGGGCAGCCTTTCTGCATCAGAGACAGTGACTGTTGGCGCTGGTGGCGCTGGTGGTGCTGCTGGCGGTAACAATGGTGCTAATGGTAGTTCATCTTCTTTTGGATCGTTCTGCTCTGCAACTGGCGGAAATGGTGGCGCTAATAACGGTGGGACTGGTGGAGTAGGTTCTGGTGGTGACATAAACGCATCGGGTGGTCACGGTGGGCATAGGCTGAAAGCTGAAAGTGACGTTGCATATTCTGGTCACGGAGGCTCTAGTCTTCTTTCTGGTGGCGGTGTTGGACGCTTCTCTGCTGTGGCGGGCGGCGTTGGTCTTTTAGGTTCTGGTGGTGGTGCTGGCTTTAACAATACCGCAGGCGGGGATGGCGGAACAGGTATCGTAATCTTGGAGTTATTTGCATGAAAAGCGCAATCATAACAGACGGAATTGTCACAAACGTCATTATGGGGGCATTGCCTGAAAGTGTCGCCTGCGAAAACGGGGTGGGCATTGGCTGGTCGTATGATGGTGTAAATTTTATCCCGCCAGCACCAGAGCCGCCCACAGCTCAAGACATCCGGGCAGAACGTGACTATCTACTTGCAGCCTCTGATTGGACACAAGTCGCAGACGCGCCCGTCGATCGATCGGCGTGGGCAACGTATCGGCAAGCTCTGCGGGAAGTTCCGGAGCAGGCGGGTTTTCCTGAAAATGTGGCTTGGCCGCAAACCCCATAGACTGAGGAGACGATGACGATGCAGAACCTTCTCCCCTATTGGCCGATCGCCGCCAGCTTTGTTGCTGTGGTGGTGTGGCTTATCCGCCTTGAGGCTGGCAGCGTTGAGAACGGCAGAGAGATCAAGCGCTTGTGGAACCAGCGCAAAGAAGACATGGAAGCTACCCAGCGCTCGCGTAACGAGACCAATTCCATGCTGGCCGAAATACGAGATGACATCAAAGCCCTAATCGCAAAGGTGGGAAAA